TATATTGTTTCTCATTCTATGAACTACCTAGAAGGCAATATCATCAAGTACGTTACCCGATACAAGGACAAAGGCGGCCTTGAAGATTTAAAGAAAGCTGAGTGGTATCTAACCCGACTAATTAAAATACAGGAGAATAACAATGAATAGATTGGTTAATTTTTTAGAAAATGATTTAAAAGAAATAGATGAATCTTTTGAAAATGTAAAACAAGTTATGCAAGATAAAATCTATTACGACAATAGAGGTGATTTAGAAAACCATATTGAAAGAATAGATAGATTTATTTCTTATTGGCAACAACACGTTAAAAGTTTGGAGAAAAACAATGAATCTTAAAGAACTAGACAAAGCGTGGCGAAAGAGTTGCCCCGAAGAAGCTAACGGATTAGTAAAACAACGTAAGAAAGGCAACAGGTGGAACAGAATAATTGAGTCTGCTAAAGCTAGAAATGAACTCAAGGAGAAAAGCTGATGAAACATACTTCATTTATAACCGACAAAGAGAAGATGAGAGACTTCAAGATATTAACTAAACAGGATTTTCTAAAGTCCTATTCTTATCTTACCGAAGCTGAATATGATCTAACTGTAAAAGAAGTCAATAAGTATGAAAAAAAGAGAGAATGGGATATGAACTTTTTAGACGATATATACGATACTTTAATGAAGAATACTCAATACAAAGTAAGAGACTTTACAAAGTACAAAAATGTATATGTAGATAGAAGTAAAGGTTACATACAAATTGGAAAACGCAGATTAATTCTTGAGGAGAAAAGCTAATGGAATATTTAGTAATTAAAACAGATAGAGATATGCAAATATCTACTCAAAAGGTAATAGCTAATGAACTTAACGAAGCTCTGAATAAAGCAGAAGAAGAATCTAATTGGAAAGATACCTTGTATGACGATTGCATATTAGAAGGCTTAGATATTTACCCTAACGATATACAAGCTATTGCCTGTGGTCGTTGGATAGGAGGGTACTTTGAACCTGAACTACCGAGTCAAGATTGGACGTGTTTTTATTGTGATGAAAATATTTCGTGTTGTTGTTGTGATTAAGGAGAAAAGCTAAATGAGTTTACGAGAAGTTGAAGAAGGAAAAAATCTTACTTTTTTATTCAAATGCAATAAGAAAGAATATGAAATTGTAATCAAAAACAACGGCAAATATTTACAAATAAGAAATCCTTGTTTGAAAGATCGCAAAGAATTTGAAGTTTATTTTGAATCAATAATTAATTTACAAGAGAAAAGCTAATGACTCCCGACTACTTACTCTCTATGGCCTTAGTATCCGACTTGTTCTCAATCGTAATACCTGTCTTAGATCCTAGTAAGTCCTGGAGTCTACGCTCAACCTCTTCCCGACTCATCTGATCTATCTTGCCGTGCAATACTTCCCGACGATCAACGATAAGTCCCCCGACTTTGAGCAACAATCCTTGAGCTTGTATGGCCGCGTTAAATGCACCCCGACCCCAAGCATCATCTCGTAGCTTATACAAGTCCTCGACTGCTCGTTCATGCGTTAGCTCAAACTTTTTCTTAGCCTCCGACATCAAGCGTTCATACTCCCGACGTACGTGCGAATACTTATTGCCTTCTCGCATATACCGACCGATAACGACGGGATTCTTATATCCCGCCTTCTTAGCGGCCTCTGCAAACGATAATTGAGGATCGTTGACTGCGTTCCAGACTAACAATCGTTGTCTCTTCGTCAGTTGCTTCTCATTCGGGTCCATGTACTCAAAAGGCATATCTTCGACATCCTCTTCTAAGGTTTTATCTACAGTAACACTTTGTCTTATTCTTAAATCTTTTGCAGGCATATTACTCTTGCTCCTGGAAATTCTTTGCATATCTTAACAACGAGTTCCGATTCTAACAAATCGACGTATTCTGGCTCTAAGTTGTTTCTTATATGTGATTTTAGTTTTGTCATACTTAATTTAGTTTTGTCAGAGTTTTGTCACACTTATCCTGACAAAACTATAAATCCTCCGAAACCCTGTATTTATAAGGTATATTTATTTTCTAATATATATATTACTACTATATATAGTACTTTTGTCATACTTTCTCTTACCCTCCCTTTACATTCTCTACATTTTGTATCCACACTTTTAGACAAAGCCCCATACCCTGACAAAACTGACAAAACGCCTAAAGTGCCTGACAGCTACGTTTCAAGGCCAATAGTTTTGTCACGCTAATCGTCATCTCTGACAAAACCCGTTATTTCGGGGTCAAAATACTGATTACGCTCGATATCCAGGCCGAAACTCTCCGACAGTAATCGCGCAATCGAATCAAGGCCGTTTTCGGGCTTAGATGCGTAATTAATGACTTCACATACGCCATACGCGAATATCATCTCTGCGACCATTTCGGGATCTGCGCCTCTGCGGACAAAATCCTCGAACAACGCGTCCAAGCGTTCTTTTCCTTCGATATGACTGGGATTGCGTCTGTATTTGTTTAAGTTTACTAATTTTAAATTTGTCATACCGACAGTATAGCCGATTATTCTATTTCGTCGTAGGTTTCCGACAGGAAGACAGGTTGATCTTTGCCGATATACGCGCAAAGTACGTTAAAATCCAGGTACTCGATTGCTTCTTCGCTCGTCATACCGTCACGTTCAACCAATATTTCGACACACTTCTCAACCGAATAGATCAGACGTTCTTCCGATACTACCATATCGTAGGTCTGTCCTATAATTGCTTTGTCGAAACCGTCTGCTTTTAACATATTAATAAGGGTGAGGTACTTCGTTGCTGACTGTACCTCGAGCCATTTGTTTACCTTCTTACGGAGAAAGAGTGCAACTGCATATCTATTATTTTATAGAAGCCGTATGTAGTGCTTCTCTCGAGTCGTCGGGTTGCGTCAATACCTTTACGTATTTCTTGTAACGCTTCCCTCGTTTAACTTCGTAGACTGTTTGCCACGTGTACTTATTCACCATCTTCATTTTTAAGTACCACCAAATTAGGATTCTCTTTAATAAAGTTCAGACTGTCCAAAACGTATTCTTTGTTGTCTGCACTTAGTTTTTTAAAATTCGATACGATCTGTTCGATCAGGGCCTCTTCATTCATATCTCCCCCATATTCTTTACGTAAATTATACTGCATCTAGTGTTTCCCCGCTCTTTTATATACCTTATCGTACAGTTCATCCCACCTGGCTTTTGCAGTCTTAGGATCCAAGTCTTTCTCAGGAAAGTATTGTATCTCTCCATTTTTGTCTTTTGTATAACTGACAACGGACCCGTCGTTTAAAGTTATTTTAAATTTTTTTGTCACTTTCACACTCCAATATATCTTGATGTATTTCTCGTCTGACAAGAACCTTAACATCTTTATCCAATTTAGTTCTGACTTTTATATCCGATACTTTCGGCTTCCAAAGTTTCCAATTGTTTGCTTCATGTATAACCGCATCTTGATAACCGTACTCGACAGGTTCCGAATGATGCTCAGTTATTATGTAGAAGCTATTCAAAATCATCCCGTAACATCTCTTCCGCCATATCCGCGCGGCCTGACAAGGTTTCGTCAATCGTAGTCTCCAGGTCGTCTATCTCTTGTACGATAGATGAAGCGGCCCACTCGGGCGCGATACGTTTAACAATAGATCTCACGTTATCCAATATCTCTTGATAACCTACGTATTCTTTTACTTTGTATGAACTACTCATTTGACTCAAGCTCGTCGTCGCGTTTTACGTCTCTAATCGTATCAAGTACGACACCCAATCCTATTATTTCGTTTGGCGCGCAATCAAGAGCCATTTGAGTAAACAATCTCAACCCCGCGTGTGCAACCATCGGCGTACCCAAAGGTTCGGCCTTTTCTATTGCATCCAACAGTTCAAGATTGAAATCGTTATACAGTTGTTCTTCGTTTATTTTTGGCTTTGCCATATCTTTCTCCTAAGTAATTTACAGATAGTATATATATTTTCTTTACGCGTGCAAGTTTTTTGTTTATGATTGTATAAATTAATTGGAGAAAAAAATGAGTGAACTAAATAATCTAATCAACGAAACCCTGTCTGAAGAAGCAAAGGACCAAATCGGTATAGTCCAACCAGACCATATAAATGAACTGTTTGTAGACCTACAATCTATCAATAGAATGTCTGAGGCTATGATGTATATACTGCATCATCATCCCCACGTATTTGAATTGGCTTACAAGGAGGTCTTAAAAGATGACAATAGGTAAACCCATTCGTTGCTACCCTTTAAAGAAGAAGGACGGTAAGTTTGTGTACTTGCCTTACGACAAGACTGAGTTTGATATTACGTTTGTCGGCGACGATACAGAAATCAAAGCGGTCCAGGAGTATTGGCAAGCCATACAAAAACCCGAATACAACCCACGCGAAACAGTCAGTCAAAACCTTATGCGTATCAAAAACGATATAGGCTATTGGCCTGAACCTTTTTACAACGACAACGTGGTGCAGACCACCCTGTTAGAATACGAAGAAGATTCAC